GTATAATGAAAGACTCAAGAGGGGATTAACAGAAGAGGGCGACTTCTATGCTTACTGTGCCAGACGTATCCGTGACTTGATGGGGGCATTTCCCACCATTCATATAGCTATGGATGCTCAAGGTGGCGGTATCGCTGTCTCTGAGGCCTTACATGACCCTATTAGGCTTCTCCCTGGGGAACTTCCCATCTGGCCCACTATTGATGAAGATAAAGAAAAGCTTACTGATGATGAGCAAGGTCTTCATATTCTGGAGTTGTGCCAGTTTGCCAAGTATGACTGGCTGGCAGAAGCTAACCACGGATTGAGAAAAGACTTTGAGGATAAGGTTCTTTTATTCCCCCGATTTGATCCTATAACAATCGGACTATCAATTGAGCAAGACAAAGCACTTAACCGGACTTATGACACATTAGAGGATTGTGTTATGGAAATTGAGGCATTAAAGGACGAACTGTGCCTTATTGAAATCCGCCAGACTGCTACGGGTAGGGACCATTGGAATACCCCAGAAGTAAAGACAGGTGTGGGCAAAAAGGATAGGATTAGAAAGGACCGTTATTCTTCTCTTTTAATGGCTAATATGGCAGCGAGGCAAACTCGTAATGCTAAAATTCAAGATGGGTATGTAAGCTATGGCGGCTTCGCAGATATGGAGGCCAGTAGCAAAAAAACGGATGCTATTTTCTTGGGTCCAAACTGGTATACCGAAAAAATGAATGGAGTTTATTAAAAACGGTGTATTACCCATAAGGTAGTTTAATTGTAATCCTAATAAGGTTAGACCATGTCTAAAGAAGATACAGAAAATCTCAAAACCGCCAAGAGTCTTTACATTGATATGAATGATAAAGACGCTCTTGAGCAGGCCTCTGCCAATATTGAGTCTTATGCAGGGCTGCCGTCCGCTACCGCTTCCAGTCGGACCTTCCTGAGTATGGAACCCGGAATTTCAGTTCGGGATAGTTATAGTAAAAATGACTATTACGGATTCCGCACGGGTGAGGAGCCACCTCACCATCAACAAGAGATCATGCAACGCTGTATGACCGCATACGATAAAGTCGGCATTATTAAGAATGTGATCGACTTAATGGGCGATTTTGGGTCTCAAGGCATTAGCTTGGTCCATGCTGATAGTAATGCCCAAAAGTTCTATCGTCGTTGGTGGGAAGACATTAATGGTTCTGAGCGATCTGAACGATTCTTAAATACTTTGTTCAGGGTTGGCAACGTCGTCATCAAACGGCAATACGTTAAACTAACAAAAAAGAACCAAAAGGTCATGACACGGGGAAGTGACGATATTGATTTCCCTAAAGAACGGACTACTTCCCGCAGAATCCCCTATGTGTACAATATCCTTGATCCTACTACTGTAGAAGTGGAAGGTGGAGAAGCCTCTCTGTTTTCTGGCAATAAGAAGTATTTTATAAAACTGTCTAAAAAGATCCGTGACGAGTATAAGAAGAAGAACTCTGCATTAAAGAATCTTCCGGCAGATGTCAAAGCCGCCTTAGCTAGTGGCGAAGAAAAGTTTGAACTGAAGCCTGAAACTATTGAGGTCTTTCATTATAAGAAAGACGATTGGCAATTATGGGCACATCCTATGATTTACCCAATTCTTGACGATATTACAATGCTTGAAAAGATGAAGCTTGCCGATATGTCAGCTCTGGATGGTGCCATCTCTAATATACGCTTATGGCGATTAGGTGATTTAGAGCATAAAATTCTCCCAACAAAAGCTGCAATAGATAAATTGCGAGATGTGCTTGCTACTAATGTTGGTGGAGGAACGATGGATTTGGTCTGGGGTCCGGAAATTGACTTCAAAGAAAGTAATAGCCAGGTCTACAAATTCTTGGGCGATGAAAAATATGGCCCGGTTCTCAGTAGTATCTACGCTGGACTGGGAATTCCCCCAACGCTCACAGGTCAAGGAGGTCAAGGTGGCGGATTTACTAATAACTTCATCTCCCTCAAGACATTAATTGAGAGACTTGAATACGGTAGGAATATGCTGAGTAAGTTCTGGAATGGAGAAATTCGCAAGGTCCAGAAAGCTATGGGGTTCAAAAACCCCGCCTATATACATTTTGACCATATGATTTTGTCTGATGACTCTTCTGAAAAGACTCTATTGATTCAACTGGCGGACAGGGACGTAATTTCCCTCGAAACAGTACGAGAAAGGTTTGGAGAAAATGAAGAGATTGAAACTGCAAGAGTTAAAAAAGAAGCTAAAGCACGAGATTCTTATAAGATTCCTCCTAAAGCTGGTCCTTATCATAATGCCCACCAAGAAGACGAGTTTAATAAAATTGCTCTTAATAAGGATCAAATCAGCATTGACCAAGTATCTAGAGTAGAACACAACCCCCAGGTTCCTGCGGGACAAGAGCCGGGGGTAAAAGAAAGTGGCAAACCATCTAATTCGGAAAGACCGGATGGTGGAAGACCTAAGAATGCCAAGGACACAAAACCTCGAAAAAAGAGAACAGTCAATCCAAGGACAAACCCTGGAAAGGCATCGGCCCTAATATGGGCAACCTCTGCTCAGAAGCAAATTACGGACTCCCTGGTTCCTTCTTTTCTAGCTCACTGCAACAAGAAGAACCTGAGGACATTAACTAAAGTAGAATCTCATAATCTGGAAATGCTTAAACTTACAGTATTAGAACAGTTAGAGTTGTTTCAAGAAATTACTGACAATATTATTTTGGACATATTGGACGGTAATCCTAAGCTTACCCCCGTAATACTATCTGAAATAGCTGAACTAAAGCTGGAATTTATTAGTTCTAACTCTAAAACCCCCTCATTAGAAGAGATGCGTCAAATTTATTGTTTTGCTTACGTACAGACAAAAGACGTTATTTTATAAAAATTGGTGTATAATAAAATGAGGTGATTATATGAAGATATATGAACGAGAAATTTTAGACGGTATTGCGGATGTGGTTAGGTCAAATGCTAGTGTGGCACTAGAGGCGAAAATTCTTCTTGACTCTGACTATGCCCATCCTTCTAAAGAAGACATTCAAAAGTCAATTGCTGGTTTTGGGAATTCAAACCCTGACCAGGTAGATTTATATTATTTAAACTCTGTACTTGTTTCCACTGGTTGGAACAAGAATGATGACGTTTTCGATCCTGCTGAGTCTTGGGCCGCTAAAGACACCCCTGTAGACAAGCAGTTTAACTATATGCACAACGAGAGTGATATCATCGGGCATATCACGGGTTCTATAGTGGTCGATAAAAACGGCGTTAAGATCGAATCCAAAGAACAACCGCCAGAATTTGACATTGTCACTTCTGCTGTTGTTTATAAGAGCTGGAGTGATCCTGAACTCCACGAACGGATGCACACTTTAATACAGGAAATTGATGAGGGCAAATGGGCAGTCTCTATGGAATGCCTTTTTTCAGACTTTGACTACTCTGTTGTTAATCCTGACGGTGAAACTAAAGTCATTGCGAGAGATGAAGAATCCTCATTCTTAACAAAGCATCTAAGAGCGTACGGAGGAGAAGGGAAGTGGGAAAACTATAAAATCGGTCGATTACTGCGTAATATTTCTTTTTCTGGTAAGGGACTTGTTAATCAACCCGCTAACCCCAGAAGCATCATTCTTGATTCGAACCAAGATGTATTCGAGCAAGAAACTCAACCCCTAATTATAGAGGAGTTTACTATGTCCGACTCTGCATCGGTAACGAGTCCTGAATTGGAAGCTGCTGAAGCTTCTGTCGAAGTGCTTGAAACTGTTAAAGACGAGAAAGACACTACCATTGCTGAACTCACTGATACTCTTGAAGCAAAAGAGTCTGTGATTGCTCAGCATGTAGAAACCGAAACCGCTCTTAGTACGGAATTGGCTACGGCCAAATCTGCCCTAGAAGCTGTTGAAGCCAAGCTGACGGAAGCCGAAGCAACGATTCGTACTTTGAATCGTACAAAACAGGCTACAGAAGCTGGTATTGCCGAAGACAAAATTGAAAATCTCTTGGAGAAATTCGATGCTGTCGATGACGAAGCTTTTGCTGCGATGCTGGAACTTGTTCATGTTCCAGAAGCTACTCCTGAAGTAGTTGCTGAAGTGGTAGAAGACGAAGTGGAAGAAGAAGAAGTCGTTGCTGAAGAACTTGATGCTGTAGAAGAAGAAGCGGAAGCCGCTTTGGTCGATACGGCAGAAGATCTTACCGACACCTTCTCATCTACCGCTAACTATTTCCGAGACTCTGTTCTCAAATCTACTAAAAATCTTAAATAATCAGGGGTAAGACAATGGCTCTTAAAGGTGATCGAAACGAACTTGACACTGACATTAGTTTTTTCATTAATGAAACGGCTGAAAAAGGTCAGTTCATGAGTATTAGCACTGCCGGTTCTGGTTCAGCTATGGACAACAGTAGTGCTGTTGTGACTGCTAAAGCGGATGCAAGTGGTGCGTTGTTTGCTGGTGTTATTCTTAACGATGTGGTCAATATCGACCAGGCTCGTTATCACATCAACTGGCAAAAAGATGAGGTTCAGCAGGGCGGTAAAGTTACTCTCTTGCGAAAAGGTTTTATTGTGACGGACCAGGTGACTGGTACGCCAACGGCAGGCCAAGATTGTTATTTGGCTGATTCAGGTAACTGCTCTGCTTCGGCAGATGGCACGTCTCCTAAGATTGGTCAATTTTTATCCATCAAAGATGCGGCTGGCTTTGCCAAAGTTGCTGTCAACGTCTAACAAAAATTTTTCTCAGGAGTAAAATAAATGTCGATTCTCACTAAACCAAGCCCTGATTTTATTGAACTTATCAAGAAGGCGGGTAGCTCTAATAAGCCTGAAGCTCTGATCGCACAGCATCAGCTTGCCAAGGCTATTGAACTGCCTCTTCGAGAAGGTGTCCTTGTTGGAGACGTTCTTGGCGGAATTTTTGAACGAATTCCAATGGAGCCAGGTACTTCAACTGAATTTCCTCTGGATCTTATTGCTCCAGGTGAAGAAGACGAATTCGTTGCTTACACCAATCCGGGTCACGGTCGTGTGCCTGAACGGACTGTTGAAGGCGACTATGTTACGATTCCTACGTACTCGATCACTAACTCGATCGATATGCTGCTGCGATACGTTCGTGAAGCACGTTGGGATGTTGTTAATCGTGCGGCCCAGGTTCTTGAAGCTGGTTTCGTGAAGAAGATGAACGACGACGGCTGGCATACCATTTTGGCTGCTGCTGTTGACCGTAATATTCTTCTTTATGATACGGATGCTGCTGCTGGTCAGTTCACCAAGCGTCTGCTGAGTCTGATGAAGACTGTTATGCGACGTAATGCTGGTGGAAACTCTGGCTCGCTGAATCGTGGTCGTTTGACTGATGCTTATCTTAGTCCTGAAGGTATTGAGGACATGCGAAACTGGGGCGTTGATCAGCTTGATGACACTAGTCGTCGAGAAGCTCACGTTGCCAACGATGAAAGTGGTTCACTTTCTCGCTTGTTCAATATCGATCTTCATGCTATGGATGAACTTGGTCAAAGCCAGGAATATCAGAACTACTTCACTACCAACCTTGGTGGTGCTCTTGGTCCTGCTTCCGATGTAGAACTTGTCGTGGGTCTTGACCTACAAGCTGGTGATAGTTTTGTGATGCCTGTTAAGCAGGAAGTCACAATCTTTGAAGACGAAATGCTTCATCGACATCAGAAGATGGGTTTCTACGGTTTCGCTGAAATTGGATTTGGCGTTCTTGACTCTCGTCGGGTCATCGTCTCCAGCTTCTAAGGCTTATTTTGAAGATTCTTTGATTTATATATTGATTTTTAGCAGAGAATCGGATAGAATCAGAGTGGCGGGTTTTTCCCGCCGCTCTTTTTTGTCTTAATTTACTATATGCCTTTAGAGAGGGGATTTTCCCCTCTCTTTTTTTGTATCTTGAGCTATTAACGGCTTTTAAAAGAATAGGGTGTAATATAGAGTAGACCCACCTATCCACACAATATAATAAAAGGAGTCGTCATGAGTAATGCAATGACAGACTATTTTGAAGCGGGACTATTAAATCAGATTTTTAGAGGACAATCTATTACACTTCCATCTACTGGTGTTTTTATTGGATTAACTTCTGATTCTCCAGGTGAGGCCACTCCTGCGGCAAATGAACTTGCTGGCAACGGATACACACGTGTACATGTCCCTACTGGAGACTTTAATGCACCAGTGGCTGCTGGCAGTGGGCAAAAGGTAGTTAATAATGCGGCTATTACATTCCCGGAAGCTTCAGCAAACTGGGGTTATGCTAGTGGAGTTATTATTGCTGATGCCCTAAGTGGCGGCAATGTATTCTTTAAAGGCGGTTTAACTACTCCAAGAGATGTGTTATCTGGGGACACATTCCGATTCAATACGACAGATCTTGATGTTAAATTTGACTAATCCTTTCTTATAGGTAAAGTCAATGTTTGGTATTGAGAGTTTTAGTACATTACCATTCTCGTCACTCAGTGGTGGTGAGTTCAAGGACGGTGCGTCTACTATAACTGCGACGGCAACCGTAAATGCCGCCCCAACATTCATAAGAGCTTCAGACATTAGTTTAGCTGCACAAGCTACATTAGTGTCTGAGGCTTCTTTTGTTCGATCTAGCCTCTGTTCTTTACAAGCTACTACAACGGTTGATTTTACCGGAACTGTCTCCCTAACTTCTGTTTCTTCTATAGTGGGGACAGCCACTCTTCTGGGTGATATTCACGTTGTCTGCACCAACTCTTTTTCTGACGGCTTTGACGAAAGTTTTTGTGGTGGTGGTGGCGTTAAACCGTTACTTGCTTCTCTAACTACATCAAGTTACTTATCTTCTACTCCTTCTCTATACTTATCAAGTAATATTGAACTTGATTCACGGGCAACTATTAATGCCTCACCGAGCTTTGTAAAAGCTTCAGATGTTAGTATAGCCTCACAGGCTACATTAGTATCTGAGGCTTCTTTTGTTCTATCTAGCCTTTCTTCTTTACAAGCTACTACGACGGTTGATTTTACCGGAACTGTCTCCTTAGCTTCTGCTTCTTCTATAGTGGGGACAGCCACTCTTGGATCGGACGGGAGCCGTATTCTCTCTGGTTCTGCCAATCTTGCTCTCAATACGACCCTTATTAATACAAATGGGCTTATTGGTTCAGTCTCTTCCAGTCTAACTGCTACGGCGACTTTAGGTTCTAATGGCACATTGGCCACTGTGTCCGCTTCAAGCCAGTCATCGACAGCTTCTCTAGTATTAGACGGCACTCTAATTCTTTCTGGCGGTGCCAGTCTAGTCTCAAAAGAAGAAGCCTCACTTAATGGATCGCTTAGTTCTACTGCTGGAATATCTCTATCGTCTCAAGCAACTCTGGCTGGCAATAGTGTAGTACAAATTGGTGGGCAGGCCT